TGCACTGGCAACGGCGACCTCACCGACGGCTCGCCGATGATCAAGTCGTTCAAGCTCGTGCTCGAAGACGGCACCGAAATGGAAGCGCAAGACGCAACCGAAATGGTCAAGTGCTTGATGACCGAACTGAACAGCGTCAAGGGCGCGCAAGTCACGCAAGCCGAAGAAATGGCGAAGTCGTTCGAAGGTGTCGTCGGCCTCGTCGGCTCGCTGACGGAAGGCTTGAAGCAGACCCGCGAAGACGTGCTCGCCCTGGCGAAGCGCGGCGACGAACTGAAGACCGCGAACTCGCTGCTGACGAAGGCGCTCGGTTCTGTTGGTAACCAAGGTCGCGGCGTTCGCAGCGTCACCCTCGGCGCACGCCCGAACCTGAACGGCACGGAAACCCCGGCCGGTAAGGGTCCGAGCATGTCGGAAATCCTGTCGAAGGCAGAAGGTGCACTTACGGCAGGCCGCATTACGGGCACGGAAGCTGTGCGGGTACAGAGCGCTGTCAATTTGGGCGTTCTCCCCGAGCAGGCCATTCTGGACCGCATCTTCAACTAAGCAATAACGGCAACTTTCGGAGTCCGTAAAACTATGAATTTTCTGAATTTCAACCCCACTGGCGCGACGAACGCTGGCGCAATGGGTCAGGACGAATTCACCGCCCTGCAGAAGGCGCTCGAAGTTCCGCTCGAAGCCGGTTACGGCTCGGACGTATCGACGCTGACTGGCGGTTCCGCGCTGCGCATCCAGTCTCTGGATCTCGCGCTGCAGGCAACCGTGCAGGAAAACCGTCACTTCGCCCTGTTCAACAAGCTGCCGAAGCCCCGCGCATCGGCCGTGCTTGACGAGTGGACGGAACAGCACAGCATCGGCGGTTTCTTCGGCTCGACGTTCAACACCCAGGACGGCGCGGCGATGCAAACTGCTGGTCAATACCAGCGCATGGTCGGTCAGGTCAAATACCTGACGACTTACCGCTCGATCCCGGTTGTGCTGCAACAGCAAAACAACATCGTGGACGCGGTGACCATCGAAACGACCAACGGCACGAAGCAGTTGCTGACGGACATCGAAGTCGGCTTGTTCGAGGGCGATAGTTCGGTTCTGCCGTTGTCGTTCGACGGTATCGCCAAGCAGATCACCAGCTTGGGCAGCAGCGATCACGTGATCGACATGCGCGGTGCAGCACTGTCCAGCATCGACCCGATCGCCACCGCCGCTGAAGTCATCTTCGGTTTCGGCAACTTCGGCCGCGCGACCGATATCTTCTTGCCGGCGAGCGTGCAGACCGACCTGAACACGGACCTCGATCCGGCGTTCCGCGTGATTCAAGACGGCCAAGCCAGCACCACGGTTCGCGGTACGGCTGTGACCGGCATTCAGACCTCGTACGGTCAAATCAAGACCAACACGGACGTGTTCATCCGTGACGAGCGCCTGAAGTCCCCGTTCGAAGTGCGCGCGCCGTGGTTCTTGGCAATCGCTGTCGCGAACAACGGTTATCGTCCGCAAACCGTAGTCGGCACGCCGATCGCTGCACAGGTCGGTTCGCTGTTCGCGGCCAACCAGGCTGGCGATTACTACTACGGCGTGACCGGCTTGAACCAAGGCGGCGAATCTCAGACCGTCGTGTCGGCTCAGGTGGCAGTCGTGAGCGGTGGCGCAGTATCGCTGGCAATCGGCGCATCGGCAGGCCGCACGGAGTCGGGTTATGTCATCTACCGTGGTCGCTTGAACGGTACGAACGCGTTGACCGACCTGCGTGAAATGGTCCGCACCCCGGCATCGGGCGGCGCAACCACGACGTACGTTGACTACAACCAGGACATCCCGGGTTCGACCAACGGCTACATTCTGAATCTGTCGGAAACGGACCATGCGATCGCATGGCGCCAGTATCTGCCGATGATGAAGATCCCGATGGCGGCAGTGAACTCGCCGATCATCCCGTGGCTGCAGATGATTTGCGGTTACCTGCGTATCTCGAAGCGCAATCAGCACGTGCTCGTGAAAAACATCGTGACCAACAGCCAGCAATGGCAGCCGTTCGGCAACGCGTAATTTAGCGCGCGCTGAAGTCTGCTTGTGAAGAAGAAGGGGCCTGCGGGCCTCTTCTTTATAGACAGGAAATCGTGGAGTCCATATGCCCCAAGTTCTGAATCGCAGCAAAAACGCAAGCACGCTCATCAACGGCGTTGCTTTCTCGAAAGTCGCAAAAGGCATGCTGAGCGAGGAAATCTCGCAAGAGCAGGCGGACTACTTTCTGAGCATCCCAAGCTACGTCGCTGTGAAAGCGGCTGCGCCAGTCCCGCCAGTCCCTCCCGTCGCGCCGAAGCAACCCGCCGACCCGGTCCCTGACCCGGCAGTAGCCGCAGCCGCCGCTGCGACCGCCGAAGCTGAGCGCCAAGCCGCTGAGCAGGCTAACGCTGCCGCTCAAGCCAAGCAACAAGCCTAAGCGCCTCTCGCGCCCACGAAAGCCCGGTTCTGCCGGGCTTTTTTTGTTCGTGACTGCATTCTTTGGTCACCAAAGGAGGGCTCATGGCCTCGCAACAAACAACCGCACTTTTCCCAGACCAAGCAGCCGCAGTGCTTGACTTGCGCGCACAGCTTGGACTTGGCCCCGCAAACTACATCAACATGGCCGCGCTGACTGACTCGATGGTGTGGGACAAACTCGTCGCCGCTGAAACCGAGTGCGAACGCCTGCTAAAAACGTTCTTCAGCACCGTGCAGGTCATCCCGGATTTGGCTACGGATGCTGAGATCGCCGCGCTCGAAGCCGCTGGCACGCGCTACATCACAATCGCTGGCTTCGACTATGACCCGGCACTGTTCCAGGGCGATCGCTGGGGCTTGATGCGCCTGCCATATCGCCCGGTCCAGCAGGTCAATTCGGTGACTATCGCGTTCCCGGCACCCTTCCTACAGAACTACACGGTTCCCGGCGAGTGGATTCGCATTGACCGGAAAAACGGCGACCTGAATCTGGTTCCGACAACCGCCGCAGCGACAACTCCCGTCGGCGCTTTCGCTCTCGTCGCGATGGCCGGATCGATTACGTATCCCCAGGCAATTCAAGTTCGCTACTCGTGCGGCCTCTCGAATTCGAGCGGCCAGGTGGTGACGAGCTTCGCGCAGCACTGGGACGATCTTGTTGACGTGGTCAAGCGCATCGCCATCTCGAAGATCCTGAAGATGATGATGCTGCCGCAGTCCGCATCTATCTCGGCGGACGGCCTCTCTCAATCGAATTCGTTCAATTACAAGGCGTGGCAGGACGACATCAACGAGACACTGTTCGGACCCAAGGGCTCGAACGGCGGCCTGTTCACGTCCATCCACGGCATCAACGGCAGCGTACTGGGATAAGCCATGGGAATGTCATTCAGTGTAGGCGCGTTCAACCAGTTCCTTGGTCAGAGCGGGCAGGTCGGGCAGCAATACGCTTGGTATCAATCGGCTGCATGCCCATGCGCGGACCCGTACTCAGGCCAAGCCGATCCCGCGTGCCCGATTTGCCTGGGTAAGGGAAAGATTTATCCGGCGACGCCGGTCAACGGCGTGGCCGCGCTCGCCGGCCAGAACTCCCAAAAGGCTTGGATGGCTTCCGGCCAGTATGAGACTGGCGACCTCGTGCTCACGATTCCGCAGGCCACGCCGATCTATAGCATGGGGCAGTGGGACCGCGTGACCGCTCTGAACACACAGCAGGTATTCAGCCTCGTCCTTACCGCAGGGAGCCCCCTGGAGAAGCTGTGGACGAGCGTGATTGGCCTCACGAAAGTCTTCTGGATTAACGATGGCGCGCTGCTTATCGGCGACCTGCCGACGGTGAATCCGGACGGAACGATCAACTGGAGCGCTTCCCCCGTGGCCCCGCCTGCTGGTACGCAGTACACGATTACGGGCACGAAAATGCTCGATTACTACTGCTGGGGCATGTACCCGACGAACCGGAATTTTCAACAGGGCTTGCAACTGCCGCGTAAGGTCGTTCTGCGCGACTGGGACCTCTTCAGCCGTTAGCCTTCCGACATCCGCTTCATGGCCTCTCCGATCGCCGCGGTCGCGAGAGGCTGCATTTGCTGGGCGACCTTCTGCGCGATGTGCTTGCCAGGCACGGGCTTCGTAATCCATCCAGCCGATCCTTCGGCCATCACGCGGAACGTCAAATACGAGCTTCCGCCCGACGATTCCTTCATGCGCACCATTCCCGAAAAGCGCCTCTGCTCTTGCGCCGATAGTCCGGCCGCCTTCAGGTCTGCGCGCGACAGTTTCCCGCCCCATTGGTAGTTCGCCTTGGCGACCATGAACGTCTTCTTTGATGCGATGTTCGAGAGGAACGGATTCTGAACGGGATTGGAAGACATGCCGCTCGTCGGCGAGAGGATCACGTTCTCGCCCGACTGCCGCGCGCCAATGCCAGTGACCTCGGACGGAATCATCTCTTTGGCTAACTCGTAGACGCTCATGGGCATCGCGGGCGCGAGCGCGTCATTGCCGGGCGTGTTCTGGCGCATCGGGATCACAAGGAAGCGCCGACCTTTCTGCGATATGCGGACCTTCGTGCTCGTGTTGAGCATCAACTTCAGATCCTTCGGGGGGCGTCCCTCCTCAATTTCCTGCGCGAACTTGTAGTCGCTGTAGACCTCGGCGTTCAAGTCGTCAAGCATCCGGACCTTGATCGACTGGATGTACGGGGCCTTTTCTCCCTGCCATAGGCGAGCGCGCGCAACCGACTCTTTCCAGCGGAATGCGGTCTCGCTGGCGATGGCTCGGACGGCCTGCGCGGCGAGCGGGAATGTCGCGCCATTGATCACTTTGACTAGCTGGTCAACAGACGGCAACTGAAGCGAGATTTGGAAAGAGGTATCGGCCATGCAATGAGCATGTCGTCACGTCCGGGTCGTGACGCGAGCATTAAGCCATGCTCGGAAATCAAGCGCTTCCACTGCCGGTAGGGAATGCTCTCAAGGTCATCATGGACCCTGAGAGCGGGTCCATTCAATGGCGTCTTATGCGCAATCAGACCGGCGTTTTCGCTGGCCCGACTGATCCGCTCTCGATGGTGATTTACACGGGCGATCAGGCGACGTACTGCGTAGACGTTTTCGCCTTGGTGAACGGTACGGAATATTCGTACTGCCTCTACTCGACGTTCGACGGCGAGAACTGGACCCCCAGCGCTGTATTCACGGCAACGCCGAACGCCATCTACGGCGATCAGTCTGTAGACGCCCTGACGATTGTCCGTGACCGCATGGAAAAGGGCATGGCCGTGGAGGTATTACGCGGCACGCTCACTCCGCTTACGAAGCAAATCCCGGTGCTCAATGCGCCGCCTGCTTTCGAAGACACGCGCTGGCCGATGGTTAGCGTCCACGTGACGAGTGACGGCCCTGCTGAGCGCGCCATCGGCGAATCGATCGGCGATGACGACTGGGACCCAGCGACCGGCATGTGGAAAGAGGGCGAAGGCTGGATTGCAAACACGGTTCTCGCCATTGTCGGTTGGTCCAAGAACGCCGACGAACGCATTGCGATCCGCAAGGCCATGCGCCGCTTGGTGATTGCGAACCTGCCGGTGTTTGGCGGTCTCGGCATGTCTCGCATTGATATCAACCAATCCGATCAGGACTACGTATCAGGCGAATACCCGGCTCCCGTCTTCTCGACGGTGTGCAGCTTTTCGTGTCTCGCGCCCGCATACATCACGGACGAAGTGCCCGTCGTTACCGAAATCACCGTGGACGGCGAAGCAGTTTTTTCAGCAACACAAAACTCGACGGCGTGAAGCGCCAATCAATCAACTGAAAAGGAATCGACATGGCTATCGACACGCCGACCAACGAAACAGCAGCAGAGCCCGCCGTTGCAGCAGCCACGGCAGCCGACACGACTTCGACCGCCGCTCACGCGAAACCGGGCGCTTTCAAGGTCTCTCTTGAGCACTTTGCAACCCGCCTCTCGGCTTCGGATAAGCGCGTTGCGCTGATTCACGGCTGGGTTCACTCGGAAAAGCGGGCGAAGAAATTCCGCGATCTGCCGGCCAATTACCAGGCTCGCTTCGCGGCTTTCGCAAGCAAGCCCATCACGCAGTAATCCGCTTAAAGGAGCGTCATGTCCTACTTTTTCAACGGTCGCGAGTGGATTACTCCGGCCACTATGTCGGCTGTAAACGACAGCGCACTGGCTCCGACCAATGCGAACGTCGGCAACACCACTTGCTATCTCGGTCAATCGACCGGTGGCGAGCCCGGCGTTGTGCTGTCCTTCGGAAGCCCGGACGAAGCAGAAGCCGTGCTGGTATCCGGCGAGCTTCTGACGGCCGCAATGAAGGCTTTCAGTGCGAGCAACGAGACGGGCGGCCCGGCGACTGTTGACGTTATCCGCGTCAACCCGGCCACTCAATCGACCCTCCAACTGGTTGACACGAACAGCGCTGCGTTGATCAATGTTGCGTCGGCTGACTGGGGCCTGCGCACGGCACAAATCAAGCTCACGGTTGATCCGGGTTCGGTTAAAGGTCTCGGTGCGACCGTTGCGCTTGGTGCGGCTTCGTACTCGACCGATAACTTGTACGCAAACCCGTTCTCGGTCGCGTACACGGGTGGCGCTGCGTCGGCTGAAATGACGATCACGCCGACGACGGTTGTTCTTCAGGCCCCGGCCGGAACCGTGGTTGCAACGATCCCGCTCGCGACCTACCCGACTGTCGGCCAGCTTGTCGATTACATCAACACGATCGCGGGCTTCGACGCCGTCGTAAATGGTGGATCGATCAATGCCCCGTCTCTCAACGGTCTCGATTCCATCACGGCGGCAAGCGTACTGGTCACGGGCCCGAACCCGAACGGCGTCGAAGTTACGGCGAACCTCAACCAGCTTATGAACTGGATGAATTCGCTCAATGGCTTCTCGCAGCCGCTTATCACGGCTACGTATGCCCCGGGGTATTCCGGCCTTCTCCCGACTTCGATTCCCTTCACGTACCTGAAGGGCGGCTCGGATGGCATTACCACTGCTGCGGATTACGACTCGGCTTTGAACGTGCTGCAAGCCAGCGACGTGCAGTGGCTCACGCCGATTACGGCTGACCCGGACGTGTGGGCGATGGTGGATGCGCACGTGCAGTTCATGAGCACGGTAGGCGGCATGGAGCGTCGCGCAATCGTTGGATCGGCTCTGAACACAACGGATGCCGAAGCGATCGCGTTCGCATTCAACCTGAATTCGGACCGCACTTCACTGGTCCACTTGGGCTACTACGATTACGACCTGACCGGCACTCTGACTGGCCTTCAGTTGTACTCGCCGTACCTGACGGCCGCTGCGATTGCTGGCGCGTTCTCTGGCGTTTCGCCGGGCACTGCCATGACCAACAAGGCCATGGCTTTCTCTGGCCTGGAGCGCTATCTGAACGTCCCGACGGATACCGATCCGCTGCTTCAGGCTGGCGTGATTCCGTTGGTGAAGGCGAAGACCGGCTACATGGTCGTGCAGTCCATCTCGACGTGGCTTGTCAATGACAACTACGACAAGGTCGAACAGTCGGTGGGCTGGGCGCTGGACTACACGTGCCGCACGTCGCGCGAAATTCTGGACCCGCTCCGCGGCGCGAAGATCACGCCGATTGCATTGGGCCGCGCTGCGACGCTGGTTGAAACGAACCTCAAGGCGCTCGCCGTTCCCGATCCGCAAGGACCGGGCGTGCTCGCTGGTGACGCCGACAACCCTCCCTACAAGAACATCGTCGCGTCCGCTGCTGGGACCGCGATCGCTGTGTCTTTCCAGTGCTCGCCTGTTCTGCCGGCGAACTACATTTCAGTCACCGTCTTCGCCGTGCCGTTCACTGGCACCGCGTCGGCATAAGGGATAGCCGAACATGGCAAACAACGCAGTTGTGAACGGGCAGACCAACCTGCAGGTTCGGTCTGGTAACCGGATCATCATCACCTTCGGCGGCGTCCAAGTCGGGATGCTGCAGTCGGTATCGGCCAATGATGACTATGCGCCGGAACCGGCGAGCGGCATCGGTGACATCCACGTACAGGAGAACGTGCCGACCATCGCACGTCACTCGCTGAGTGTGTCCGTCATGGTCATGAACAAGGGCGCGATGGTCAAAGCAGGTATCGCCCCTGAGAACGGTGATGCAGTGCTGCTCGGCATTGTGTTCAACATCGAAATCTACTCGAAGGACGACGGCTCTTTGCTCGCCAACTACATCGGGTGTTCGTACGCTTCCGGCTCGCTGGAAGTAACGAAGCACGCGATCGTTATGCAGCACGGTCAACTGCTCGCCCTCGACCGTACCGGCACCGTCGCCTAATCGAAGTCCCCGGCCGCCTTTAGGCGGTCGGTTTTATTTGAGGCATGAGAATGCGCACCGCGAAGACAGACGATTTTAATGTGGACGTAGAGGGCTTCGGCCGCTTCGTCTTTGGCCGCCGCACGAAAGAGGACGTGTACAAGATCCGCTCGCGTTACAACGTGCTGACGGAAGGCAACTACTTGGCAGACGGCAGGGT